GTAGCACTACTTTCAGTAACTGACATACAGTCGACAGAATCTACACGTGCGCAAGAACTGTCTATTCCAGAAACACTAAGCGCGTCTCCGATACTCGTCGACGCATTTACACAATCGTTTGAAGAAGATGACATAACTGTTGAAAAAGCGTCGACATCGCTCGCGACAACAGACTCTCTTGAAGACAGCGCGTCGCTTTCACAAGTTAACTCTACTACGTCGCAAGTTTCGACGCTTTCTGTACAAAACGGATTCTCCTCTGCGACAGACAGAGGCTCGATAATTACAGAAGCCGAGAAATCGATTATTGCAAGTGATGAAGACGCTACTGCACTTGATGAAGGAAGCATAACATCTTCGTCAATTACGGCGCAAGAATCTACTGAATTTACATCGTCTGTAGACGAGGCTGCCCGCACGTCGACTACTACTACACCAATTGTAAGTCTCGACGATTTCGCGTCAACGTTCGAGGAAGGCTCGCGAACAACTCACGCGATTCAGACGCTTACCGAAGACGCATTCGCTTCGTCAATTGAAGCAGATAGATTACAAGAATTTACTGCTGTATCACGTGACACGCCGAGTGTCGGTATTGCTGATACTGATGGAATCCAGCAATTTGTTGCGTCACCATTACTCATTGATGCATTTACGTTCTCCACCGATGGAACGGTGCAGTCACAAACAATCACGTCATTCGAGATAAATGCAATCACATCTGCGCTTGAAGAAGGTACAATTACACCAAGTGCAATCCTTACACAAGTTGATGATGCATTTACACTATCTAATGAGTTTAACGTCGAACAAACGGTTGATGCAACAATTGCACAAATAAATGCACAAACAAGTGCGATAACAGAAGGACTATCGGTTACAGAAGCGACTGCACTAACATTCGACGAATTCACATCGGCAGAAGAAGAGCCACTTGTAACAGATGTTGTCGGTACTGCTGGAACTGTTGCAGAAAATATCGCGTTTGGGGATACGGCTATTGCGCGAGATGCAGCAGGTGACGAGGATATGTCGTCACTGTCTCTCGCGGAAGATGCTGAAACAATTGCATATGAGCAGCCCATTGTCACACAAATGTCTGCTACACTGCGTGCAATAAATGCTGCGACATTTGCTGAAGAAGAAGGCTCGATTACAGCAAGTGATGCAATTAGTAGCGACACACCGTCTCGCGGAATATCACGAGAGGATAATCGTGAAACAAACGCGGCATATTCGACATTTGAAGTAACTGCGGTAACAAGTGCTATTGAAGAAGGAACCCGAACATCCGCTAATGGCACACCATTAACACTTGATGCAGACACGTCGTCACTTGAAGAAGGGTCGCTTACAGAAAAGATTGCTGAATCGTCAATTACTGCGAGTGTCGGTGTGACGCTTGAAGAAGGTGTAATTACAAATACAACAATTGATACGCCAACCTCATTCGAGTCACTTACTCCAGTTAAGGATATAACTGAGATAACAAGCGAGACTGGCACTACGTCACTTACTACTCGTGACCCTGAAGTTACACGAGCATTCGAGCGCTCTCGTCAACCAGACCTTACTGCAACGCCGCTTGTGTCACCGGATGAAGAGACAAGTGCAATTGTGAAAAAGGCTATTCTTCCAGTGATTATGGAAGACGTTGTGCAAGACGAATTCACGTCTGCTGGAGACACACCACTCGTCGAACTGATGGTTGCACAAACGTTTGGTGACGGGCAAGCGGTAGTCAACCAAGACCTCGACGAATTAGACCTGACGACGATGGCCGCAACGATTCCACAAGCGGGTGTTGGCATAAACCCAGTTGTGTCACCCACAATAGGCTTGTTTGACACGTTCCAGTCAGAAGAAACGTTTGTCATTACGTCATTCCTCGCTGAACCACGCATCGTGGCCTTCAGCAAGCAGGAAGACCCACTCGACGCAGGTGCTGTACGTGCGCCGTCAACTGAGTCGACTGAAAAAAGCGCGAGCGAAGTAGATATAGACAATAATCAGACTGCAGTAAAAGTTAATCAAGACTTGACAGAACTTGAGGTAGAAAACAATGGTATATAAAATTAAACGCGGCGACACATCGCCAAAGATTAAATTCAGATTGCGTGATAAAAATGGGAGTGTAGACATTCGAGGATTTCGTGACATACATTTCTTTATGCGAGATGCGGACAGAGAATTTGTAGTTGTCGCTGACAATATTGATGGTAATGTCGACGTAACGGACGCCGAATTTGGGCGAGTCGAGTATCAATGGAAACCCGAGGACACAGACGAAATCGGAAACTTCGAAGCAGAAGTGCAAGTAGAGTTTGGTGACGGCAACATTGAAACGTTCCCAAATGATGGGTTTATAGACGTTGAAGTAATCGAAGATATAAAATGACTTCAATAGAAATACTTAGTGGCGACGAGATTAAACAAAACGACTGTGAACCAAATCTTCGGCTTCGATTACTCAACGAAGACGATGAACCGATGGACTTGACTGGATTTCAAGCAGAGATGCGAGTTCGTTCAACGGTAAGTGGTGACAAGATTGTTGATGAACCGATTGGCCTCATCGATGCTCGGAACGGCATCGTCGAATACGATTGGAATACTGGCGACACAAGTGAAGCTGGTATCTATGAAGGAGAAGTAACTGCATTCAGCAATCAGGGTTGTATAATGACGTTTCCAAACACTGGATATTTTAACATCAAAGTAAATGAGCGAATCCAGTAACCGAAACATTTAAATACTTTGAGAAATAATCAATAAATAAGTTTATATGGCCGAGGAAAAATCTAGTTTAAGGCGGTTTAGTTCAGGGATTTCAGACCGTGTTAGCGAACTTATTGGCGCTGGCACGGAGCCGAATGCAAAATCATTTGATAGTCGGGAGACTGTGGCGAATCGGCCTTTCATTGTTGAGTCTGAAGATTACGACAGAACCGAGGCTCCAAAAGACGATTTGCGCAAATACTGGCGTCAATATGAGACAACACCGATGGTTCGAAAACCGATTCTTTCATACGCATCTCAAGTCATCGAGCCGGGATACTACGTTGACGCGCCACACCTTTCAGAAGAAGAAACGCGAAAATTAGAGCAATGGCTTGAGACGTGCGCCATTCTCGAAGGCGAACTTGGAAAAGACTGGCGAAATCTTGCGAAAAAAGCAGTTATTCAGCAAGAAGTTCGTGGGACAGTTCTCGTGGAAAAGGTGCCTGCAAAAGAAGACCCCGACAAACTTGCTGGATTCAAGTTCGTCAATCCTGAAACAATCGAGATTGTTACGCATCCAAACCAGTCTATCTTACTCGAACCAGATGCTGTAGAAGAGTATGACGAGGTTCCGACAACTGATGAGGGACTCGCAGCAGCATACTTGCAAGATATCGCTGAAACTGGACAAACTCGATGGGGGACGCCAATCGAAGACTTGTACGACGGGGAGTCAAAGATTGCGTTCACCCGCGACGAGATTATAAAATTCACACGTGACGCTGACGTGGGCGAAGTGTTTGGAACAGCGCGACTCGAAGCAGTCTCTGAGCGCATTGATGGAATCAAGCAGAAACTTGCTGACAATGATGAGGCTATTGCATCGAAAGCCTACCCACTATGGATGTTTATGTTCGGGACAGAAGACAACCCGTGGGAGCGCGACGACATTAACACATTCATGAGCGCCCACGAGATGGAAAACTTCAACCCCGGTATGAAGCAAGGCGTTCGTGGTGACGTAAGTGTCGAAACAATCTCAGGAACAGTCGCTGACATTGCAGAATACTTAGAGTTTGACATAAACTACATTATTTCTGCGATGCCGATGCCAAAATATGCACTTGGTGGGTTCGCGGAAAGTGTGGGGCAGATTGCTGGTGTGGCACAACAGCAGGATATCAACCGACAAATCAAAGAAGCGCGGCGTGAACTTGAGACACAGTTCAATCCTGCGATTCAGGAGAAGGCGGAAGAGATGGGACTCGAAGCCCCCGAGCGAATTAGTATTCGGATTGGCAACAAAAACAAGCCCGAGGCTGACCCTGATATTAATCAGAATGTCATCAGATACATAGGAGTTGGCAATGATGAGGAAGAAGACTCGGACGAAACCGATACCATTGCCAACACGATGGAATCTCCTGAATCACTTGCTACATACGTTTGGGAAGAATCTATGGGCGTCGAGGAACTGTCGATGATGAACGAAAACACATCGATACTTTCAGAAGCCGTATACGATACTTTGGAAAAGGCTCGCGACGACATTCTTGAAGAAGTGGCAACAAGGTATGTAGAGTCGTCGTCGGAGGCTGCACGCTCGTATGAGGCAGACGCGAATACAGTAATTGATGGCGCTGTTCGCTCGACGCAACTGACTGGGTCGTGTAAGGCGGCAATGAAAAGTGAATTGTCATTAGTGTATGACCAATTTAGCGAATTGTCTGGGTCAAAGTATACAGCCTCGTATAATTCTTCACAGTATGCGAGAAATGTAGAAATGGCTACACGCGACGTACTCGACGAAATGATGCGACGTATTCGTACACACATTCGTCGCGGTATGGAGTCGGGCGAAGATTTCCAGAAGGTGCATACGCGAGCCTTTGGGAAGTATAATGATGCATCACTACAAACGCGAGCATCGCTCGTCGCAACTATGGAAATGAATCGCGCACGCGAAGCAGTGAAACTACAAGAATTCGAGCGTGATTCAAGCATTGTTGGTGTTCGTGTCGTAAACGGTGATGCTGGAACGCCACTATGTAGTTCACTTGATACAGCAGAAGCCTACTTTGAGAATGGTGACATTGCAGAACAACTCGCCTCACAAACACAAGAGAAGCACCTTCACGAAGGCTTCTCGCCGCTTCCAGCAGCGCCGCCATACCACTTCGGATGTAGCACCGAACTCGAACCAATCTATGAGTAAGTATGCCATTTAGAAATATTGAAAATGCGCTTGCTAACCCGACAGAGTTGCAAGACACGACATATGAAGTAGGAGAGATTGTTGAACATAAAGACCGTGGTCCCGGCATTATTGCGGCAATTATCACAGAAGACACCGAGTGGTACCCTGAACCAGACGACGACGAATCTGAAGTGAAGATTGAAGCATCTGAAGATGAGCCAGCATACGTCGTTGCATTAATCGAGGGCGGCTCGATTCCAGCAGACGATGGAGACATTACATCAGGCCCAAGTGAACTTCCCGGTGAAGGAGCAGACCCTGACCTCGATGAAGCAGACGAGACTGAAATGAGTATGGCTCCGGTGTATGAATACACTGATGACCCATATGATTATGAGGAACTTCAACAAGCAAAGCGGCGATACATTGAGGACCGATACTCGTGGGAACTCAATCGATACAGCGAGCGTGAAGACGTGACTTCATTCGAGTTGTCTGAATACTCGTATGAGGAACTACTTAACATACCCGGTGTTGATGACCCCGAGGTTGGCTTTGCGTCAGACCCGAACGGTTGGACGAGAAAGTCGTACCTTCAAGCGTGGGCGACTGTTGGAGGAACGTGGCGCTCGTGTTATGCGAGAATGTTACGCCACTTTGGCTCTCGTATGGCCAAGCGATGGTGTGCGGCACTAAAAGACGAAACGTTACAGACAGAGCGCTGGAGAGGACGGTTCTAAAGCAATCTAAGCGCTTTATTCTAAAATAAGATATTGTAATAATATATTTCATCATTCAGAGCAAAAGACTTGGCCGAAACATTTAAGTACTCACAACGCATGAATACTATTATGGGAAAAATAGATTGCCCTGTAGAAGGGTGTGAGTATAGTACTGAAACGAATAGAGGCCTCTCGATTCACGCAAGCGCCAAGCACCCAGACTTGGACTACGATTTTACAAGTCGCAAAACAGATACGTGTGATTTCTGTGAGGGTGAGTTCAAGTATTACCCTAGTAAAAGGGAAAACAAGGAAAGAAACAATTACTTTTGTAGTAGAGAGTGCGCTGATAAGTTCAAAGCAAAGGACGGGCTTGATACAGAGTGTTCTGAGTGTGGAGAAGATATTCATATTCCACCATCTCACGTTAAAGAGGTAGATGGATATGAGCAGAAAAATTACTTCTGTAATAAGGAATGTGAGTCTTCGTTTAAATCTCGTGAATGGGTAGGAGAAAATCATCCAAGTTGGGATGGTGGAAGAGAACAGGTTTACTGTGAAGAGTGTGGTGGTAGGTATTATGTTAAGCCATCTGAAGTAGAGAAAACAAAGTTTTGTTCTATTGAATGTAAAAGAGAAAATTGGAAGGTAGAAAAGAAAGAGTTTAACTGTGCAAATTGTGGTGATGCTGTAATGAAGATGCCTCATAACGTGAAAGGAGAAAACACTACTTGCTCTAAAGAATGCCATAAAGAATTTATGTCTTCAATCCGTAAAGGAGAAGACAACCCTCAATGGAAAGGTGGTCGGTTCCTTTACTACGGCCCTAACTGGAATGAGCAACGTGAGAAAACACTTGAACGAGACAACTACGAATGTCAGAATTGTGAAATGTCTCGCGATTCGCACTATCAACACTACAACGAGGATTTACACGTTCATCATAAGGTACCACGAAGAAAAATAATTGACAAAGAAGAACCGAAAATTGAACAATTCGAGTTAGCCAACTCACTCGACAACCTCGTGACATACTGCAAATCGTGTCACAGAAAGTTGGAAGACAATAATGACACATCCAGAAGTAACAGACTCAGACTTTAAGCAGAACGTACAGGCAGCAGTAGAAGATAGAAGCAGAGCGCGTTCGGCAATTGACGCAATAAAGGGCCGAGAATTTTCTAATGGCAAACTTTTCACAGATGTCGCTGATGGTGACACTGTAGGCGTGCTCTTTCAATTACCCGAGAGTGCAGAGTGCTACGCCTTTTTGGACTCATTCTTTTCAATAACAGGAAAAGCATATGTGCGAAAGATAGACCAAGTTACGGTCGACAGTGCCGGAACTGTTACAGAAGAAAATAATAGACTTATTTCAGACGGCGAAAGTTGTGCAACAGTTGAGTTCGGCGCTTCTGTGAGTGGTGGTAATGAGTGGACACCAAAAGTTATTGGAAGTTCTTCTGACGGGTTCTTTTCACAAGCGCTTTCTCCCGGTACAGCAGACGGACCTGCGATAGTTGTACAACCCGGTGAAAATGTGTACTTTGAGGCAGAGAATGCTTCCGGTCAAGAAATTGATGTGTCTATTGATACAGATTGGACCGAGATTCCGCTTGAAGAGATACCAGAACTGTAATATGCAGACATCTTTTAAAAGGGCCGACACACATTAGATATAAATGAAGAACGACACGCTTGTAGCAATTATCATTAAATGAGTGTTCAATCTACAACTACATTCGAATTTAATCGACGAGAGGCACACCTTTCGTCATCGGATGATGACTCGCCACCCTACACAATTCACGGTGTAGCGCTTGGTGCAGATGACGTAACTCACGGTTCGTCTGGTGTCAAGAAACTGTGGCCATCCGACGAATTACAGAAAGCAGCAGAAACACTTCAAGGAACAAATCTTGTTGTAGACCACAACAATTCTGCAAGCGGTGTCGTCGGTCAAGTAACAAAGTCTGGATATAAAGACGATGTTGGCGTAATTTATGAAGCCGAACTATACGACAACAATCTTGCTGATAAAATAAAGAATGGGCTTCTTGAAGTATCCATTCGCGGATATCACCTCGATGTTGACGACATGGAAGAAAATGACGACGGTGTGAAAATCGTCGAAGACATCGAATTTGACAATCTTTCTATTGTTCCAAAGGGTGCTGCTCCGTCAAATACGCTTCAACTTGGAGAACACGCGGAACTTTCTGCGGCAGAACTTGCTGCCTTTACTGAGACACTCGACGAGTTGCAGGAAATTGACCTTTCTGATTTTGTTCAATGGGATGACAATCACGGAATTGTATTTGCCATTGACGACAATACTGCAACTGTTGAAGTAATGGAGGAAGTCGATGAAAAGTGGCGCTCAGTTTCGCGACAAGAGGAAGTATCTCTCAACGATTTGGAGATGTGGGATATTGATGATTCTGATATTGGTGCGCCAAAGGACGAAGAAGCGTCAGCAGAGAATATGAGTGATTCTCCCATTCCAATGCCGGAAGACGCGCAGTTGCTCTATCCGACTGAGGAGAAGGCGGTTGCTGCTGCTAAGGAGATGGGCATTGAAGGTTCTCACAGTCATATGCTTGATGGAGACGAATGGTATATGCCGGGAGAGACACACGAGGTGTTCATTAAGCGTATGCGTGAGATGGGTGATATGGAAGGCCTTGCCGAAACAGAGATGGTTTTGGCATCGTACTCAGAGAACGGATACCACGGTATGGACGAAGAAGAGAATAGACATGCCTTGATTCGTCCGAATATGAAGTTCTACTCGAAGACGAATGACTCGCTGCTTAGAGTTATACAGGTAGACGGGGATATGGCACTTATGGAGGCCGTAAACGATTCTGACGGGAGCAACTGGTACGAAACTGTTGAGTCAATCTATCGCAGTCTCGATGAAGGCACACTCGATTACCACGACCCGGATGGTACGATGCCACTACTTACGGAAGGGTTGATGCTTTATTCGACGACCAATAACTCTGTCCACGAGATAGTCAGCGTTGATGGTGATACGGTTACGATGAGCGCTATGGATTCTGACAGTATGTGGGATAAACCCGCAGATGAAGTAATCGAAGACCTCGCAGATGGAGATGCTCGCGTGTATCATCCGATGCGTGACACTGTTGAAATGTCAGATGCCTTGTACAAGCGAGGCGATTGGGTCGAGTGGGATACGCGAAACTCGACTGAAATTGGCACAGTGTACGGCTCATATCAAGAAGGAGACGATATGCCGGAATTCCGTGGCTCTCGTGGCTACAATCCAGAGGGCGACGAAGTGCTGTACGCGCTTCGAATGTATAAAAAGCGTGACGGAATGTGGCACCCAATTGACGGAGGACTTATCGGCCATTACGAAAAATCTGTTCGATTGACTGATGAACCGTCGAATGTATCTGATACGCCTGTAGAACTTAATGGGTTTATTGACGAACCTGAGTTTGAATCAGGAATGATGGTACAATGGCAAGCCAATCCCGATATGTTTGGCAAGGTTGTCCACGTTCCTGAAAATGATGACATTGTAATGGTCGAACTGTATGACTTCGAGGATGGAAACCTCGTTTCAACAGGATATACAGTTACAGCAGGATACGGCGACGTTCAACAAATGATGTCCGATATGCTCGGACGAACGAATGTTGACCAGTACAATGTTGAAAAAGGAGATTGGGCACAATGGTACCCATCTTCTACAAGTGAACGACACGGATTTGTCACAAGCGTTGACGACGATGACGTAACAATCACCGTTTGGGAACAAAAT